ATGGAGTTTGAAAAAGGGAGTATTTCAATTCATACAGAAAATATTTTTCCTATAATTAAAAAATGGTTATATTCTGATAAAGACATATTTATAAGAGAGCTTATAAGTAATGGATGTGATGCAGTAAGTAAACACAAAAGACTTGTATCATTAGGAGAAATATCAGAAAACGAACCATCAGATTATAAAATTACAGTATCTGTAAATAAAGGGGAAGGCACACTTAAATTTATTGACAATGGAATTGGTATGACTGAAGAAGAGATAAAAAAATACATAAATCAAGTTGCTTTTTCAGGTGCTGAGGATTTCTTTAATAAATATAAGGATAAGATGGAAGAATCAAATGACATAATAGGTCACTTTGGATTAGGATTTTATTCTGCATTCATGGTGTCTAAAAAAGTTCAAATAGACACACTTTCATATACAGAAGGAGCAATTCCAGTAAGATGGATATCTGAAGGTGGTACAGAATATGAAATATCTGAATCAGATGCTAGACATGAGAGAGGAACTACTATAACATTATTTATTGATGATGATAGTAAGGAATTCTTAGATGAATTTACTGTAAGAGGTATAATAGATAAGTATTGTTCTTTCTTACCAGTAGAAATATATCTAGAAGATGTTGAAAGATTAGAAAGAGAAGCTAAGGAAGAAGAAGAAAAAGCTAAAAAACAAAAAGAAGATGGAAAAGAAGAAGTTGTGGATGCAAAGGTAATTGAGCCTTTAAACGATACTAATCCTCTATGGCTAAAATCTCCAAAAGATTGTACTGATGATGAATACAAAGAGTTTTACAGAAAAGTATTCCATGTATTTGATGAGCCTTTATTCTGGATACATCTAAATGTAGATTATCCTTTTAACTTAAAGGGTATACTTTACTTCCCTAAATTAAAAAATGAGTTTGAATTGACAGAGGGAAAAGTAAAATTATACAATAATCAAGTGTTTGTAGCTGATAATATAAAAGAAGTTATACCAGAATTTTTACTTTTATTAAAAGGTGTAATAGACTGCCCAGATTTACCATTAAATGTATCAAGAAGCTTTTTACAAAATGATAGAGATGTAAGCAAAATTTCTAAACATATAATTAAAAAAGTAGCTGATAAGTTAAAGTCTCTTTGCAAAAATGAAAGAGAAGAATACAATAAGTTTTGGGATGATATACAAATATTTATTAAATATGGTTGCTTAAAAGATGAAAGTTTCTACGAAAAAGTAAAAGAATGTATATTATTTAAAACTATTAATGATGAATATATAACATTACAAGATTATTTAGAGAAATGTAAGGACAAGCATGAAAATAAAGTATTTTATGTAAGTGACAAGGAACAACAATCACAATACATTAAGTTATTTAAAGAATACGACTTAAATGCTGTTGTATTAAACTCATCAATAGACACTCACTTTATTTCATTTATGGAGTATAAGGAAAATGGTGTTAAGTTTAATAGAATAGATGCAGACCTTTCTGATGTATTAAAAGACAAAAATGAAAACAAAGATAGTGAAGAAAATAAAGAAGAAATAGCAAAAATAGAAGGTTTATTTAAAGAGGCTGTTGGAGAAAGAGTGAAGAATTATTCTGTAGAAGGATTAAAAAATGAAGATACTCCAGCTATGGTATTAGTATCTGAACAATCTATAAGAATGTCAGAAATGCAGTCAAGATTTGCTGGAATGGATTTAGGAATGAACTTTGAGGAAGAAAAGACTCTTGTGATAAATGAGAATAGCCCAATTATTAAAAAATTAGTTTCTCTTAAAGATAATGAAGAAAAGAAAGATAAAGTTGCACTTATATGTAATCAAATAGCAGATTTAGCTTTACTTTCTAATAAAGAATTAAAACCAGATGAATTAGATTCATTTGTTCAAAGAAGTAATAAACTTATGAAGATGTTAATAGAATTATAAGATTAAATATATTAAAGTAAATTTGTAAAAAATATCTAATATTATGAGAAGAGTTATTTTAAGATAATTGAAATTATCTTTGTGTAACTCTTCTTTATTTTTTATCTTTGATTAAAGTTTCAAATATTTAAATAGATTACAATTAAAAATTGTATTTGGTTAAATAGAGTTAACTTGATATAGGATAAAATAATACATATAATTAAGTAAAAGATTGTTTTGTAATTTATGTTTTAATACATAATTACGCTGTGTTGAAAAATAAAATTATTACTAAAGTAGAAATAGGAGGTTTTGGCATGAATTTTAATTATAACTTACCAGTAAACATATTGTTTGGGAGAGGTAGAATCAATGATGTAGGAAAAGAAGTATCTAAATACGGTAAAAAAGTATTGATTGTAACTGGCAAAAATAGTACAAAGAAAACTGGATTACTTGATAAAACAATAGACTTACTAAAAGACTCTAAAATAGAATATGAAGTTTTTGATAAAGTAGAACAAAATCCTCTTATAACTACTATATATTCAGGTGTAGAAATTATAAAAGCAACTGGATGTGATTGTGTCTTAGGTCTTGGTGGAGGAAGCATAATGGATGCTGCTAAGAGTATTGCTTTTTCTTATAAAAATCCAGGAGATTTAAATGAATATATATTTGGAATCAGACAAGGAGAAGAAGCTTTACCTATAATCTTAGTTCCAACTACATCAGGTACAGGTAGCGAAGGAAATTGTTTTGCAGTACTTACAAATTCAGAAACTAAAGACAAAAAATCTATAAAAAAGAATAGTATGTATGCAAGGGCATCAATAATTGACCCAGAACTTATGGTTACAATGCCAAAGCATATAATTGCATCGGTTGGGTTTGATGCACTTGCTCATAATATGGAAGCCTATCTTTCTAATGGAAGAAATCCTCTTGCAGATGTACAGGCTATTTACGGGATTGAACTTATATCAGAAAACCTAGTAAGGGTATATAATAATGTAGATGACTTAGAAGCATGGGAGAAAATAACACTTGCAAGCACTATTGGAGGCATGACAATTGGTACAGCAGGTACAGCCTTGCCACATGGTTAGGGTAATTTAGTACGACAATTACTATAAAAATTTAATGACTAAATTACCATCTTCTTGTACTTCGATTCTATCAATTAGCGATGTCCATAACGCTCTTTTCTCTATGCTACTCATATTTACATAATCATCTTCAAAATTAATTTTTAAAAAATTTTTCATTGTTTGCAAGTCATTAATAACAAGTTTTTCCTCGTTTTCTTTCTTTTCAAGTTCTATTAAATCATCATTTAATTTCTTGTATTTAAATCTGTAATTGTCTTTGCTGATTAAATCATCAAAATATAAATCTTGCAACTTATCTATTTGTTTCTTTAATTTGTTTTTAAGCCTTTCAGTATCAGTTTTATTAGAACCCTTTTTATTATTTGATTCATGTTTTAATATCGTTTTATATAACTCTGTTTTTATATTTTCTAAGAGGAATGTTTCAACTTTCTTTTCTCCTAAACGAGCTGTATTACTACAAAGTTTTGTACCATAAGAAAGCGAACATCTATAGTGGAGATAAAGTTTTCCATATGGATTCAAGTCATATGAACCAGACATTTTCCTACCACAACTACAAATTATCATACCTGCAAAAATATAATCTATATTAAATTTATTTTTAGAAACTCGCTTATTCTTTTTTAAAAGAGATTGAACAAAATAAAATTGCTCCTTGCTTATGATTTGTTCACAATAATCTTCTATTAAAATATTTTTTCTTTCATATATGCCAATATAAATTTTATTACTCAACATTTTCTGCATCCATTTATACATATGTTTCATATTAAATTTATCGTTGATATGTTGGATGGTCTTAGTAAGAGCAGAAAACTTTATATAAGTATCAAAAGATTCTCTTACAATTTTAGCTTCATCTTCTTTAATTACTAGATGCTTATTTTTAATTTCATAACCAAAAGGAGTTTTACCACTTAGAACTTCGCCACGTTTAATTTTATTATTGAAAACAAATTTTATTCTTTCACTAGTTTGTGAAGCTTCATTTTCAGCGACAGATAACATAATGTTTATATGTAATCTACCACTAGCAGTAGAAGAGTCATAATCCTCTAATATTGTTTTCCAATCACATTTATGCTTTTCTAAAATATCTAAAATTTTATAGAAATTCTTAACACCTCTGCTGAATCTATCTAGTTTGGTTAATAGAATTAAATCAATTTTATTTTCTTTTATATCTGCAAGTAGACGTTGTAAACTAGGTCTATTCAAATTAGTAGCAGAATAACCCTCATCAATATATTTATCAATTATAATAAAAGCATTATCTTTTGCATACTGTTCTAAAGCTTCTGTTTGAGTTCTAATGCTATCACCATGTAACGCTTGTTCTTCTGTTGACACTCTTATATAAAGAGCAACACGTTTTATATTGTCCACTATAAAATCACTCCTTGTTAAATGTGTTTAGTGCCTAGTTAAACACACTAGGCACTATGATTAGATTAATTAATATTAAGTTTGTTTTTCAAAGCTTCTTGTAATAATTGAGAAAAATTTATATTATTTTTTTCAGCTTCTTTATTTAACCATGAAGGAATAGATAAAGTTTTCTTAATTGACTTACTATCATATTCTTTTATTGTTTCTTTTAAATTAACTTTTACCAATATAGCAGTTTGATTTTCTTTAGTACTAATATTATTTAATTGCGTAGGTTTTGGAATTTCTAAACCATCTGAATACAAGTCGAACAATTCTAATTTTAAAGCATCTTCTGCCATAAGAAAAGCTTCTTCTAAATTCTCGCCACAAGTTATTATATTTGAAAAATCATAAAAATTAACTTCATAATCATCCTCATCATGTCTTATTACAATTGCTGGAAATATATATTCGTTTTTATACATATTTTCACCACCTTTATAAAATATAAAATTTAAAAATAAGTTAGAGAGAGTAAATTTATAAACTGTTAGGGCTATTTAAGCCCTAACTGCTTGTAAATTGAATGAAGAGTTCCTTTTTTTATGTCGCCAGAATGTTGTGGGATTATGGCAGTTCTATTTGTTTCTCTATGTATCAACTTTATATGAGAAGTACCATTTTGACTTTTTATTTCCCAGCCGTTTTCAAAAGCTATTTTTAAAATCTCTCTTACTCTCAATCTTATTCCCTCCTCTCTCTAACTTTCTATATTTATATTATAACAAATATCTGAATACGTGTCAATACGTATCGTTATATTTTTAGAAAAATATATTCTAATTGGAAAAAATTTGTTATAATTTAATTGTATTGATGTAGAGGGAGATGGTAAAATGGAGAAAATATTTAGAAATAAGAAGTATCTTGTAATTATATTTTTATGTATAGTAGTTTTAGCAGTAATTGTTATTTTTAATGTTTGCAAAAAACCAACATATATATCTGTTGATAGATATGCAATAGGGCAAAAGAAAGATTATGTATATGAAAAAATAACAATATCACTTGAAGATAAAATAGGAGAAAAAGATGCTAATGGAATTATTAAAAAACTAGAGAATAAAGGAATAAGAACAGAAGTTATTTTGAAAGATATGTCAGAAAATAAGATAGGTACTATAAGTGAAAAAGATAATAAAGTAAATGTAAATATAATGAAAAAATATAAGTCATTTTTTAGTCGTGGATTTGATTTAGATATGGAATCTTATAAGGAACTTGTAGTAGGAGCGAGAAAAGACCTTATCAGTCAAGAAATGGAAAATTTAAATGAATCAATGCAGACTATGAACTATATGAAAGACAATTCTATTAATGACTTTGCAGAATCTTTTGAAATTGAAGATTCAGACCTTGATTTATATAAGGAATTTGATAAGGATGATGATAAGTTTAAAAACGCTTTAGAATTGACACAAAATTGTATAAAAATATATAATGATATGATTAAAATATCTTGTGATTACATAGAAAAATTAGATAATGAATTTTATGATAAATTTGAAGAAAAAAGAATCAAATTAAAAACATATTTAGCCATATATCAACAGGGCGTAAATTTTTTAGATGGTAGTTATTAAAAAAAGGTACTTAGTTAACTAAGTACCTTTTTTTCTATATTTCATGTAATTTTTAATAAAGACATTAAACTGTTTTATAACTAAATTATCTAAACCAGTAGTATTATTTTTGCCTTTTTTTAAAGAAACACTTTTTTTAAGAGCAACATTTTTATCCACACCACAAAAATACATAATTTCAGAAATTTCCAAAATTTTACATTCTTCTAATACTACATTAGGGCATAATATATATTTTGTAAAAGTTTCTGCCTCTACTTCAAATAATTTGTTGCTTTTAGAATGAAGTTTTAAAACGTTAGTTTTTGTTGCATGTCCTAAAAAAATGTGTGCCAGTTCATGAATAAGTGTCCAACGAATGGAGTATGAAGGATAATACGTATTGTAACAAATTACAAAAGTATTATCTCTTTTACTCCAAAAAACAAATCCTTGCTTGTCATATTTTTCAATAATAAAATCAATATCTCTTCTTATCAGTTTTGCAAATTCTTCATAGGAATAAACTTTCAAATTATTATTTCTAATAATCTGAAAAGGACAAATAGGGTAATGTCGTAAGTTCTTCTCTTAAAATGAATTCGTAAGCTATTTGTCGTAAAAATTTATGCATTATTTATTTTTAATTTACCTTTCTAAATTGTCATATAAATTTATTGCTTCTTCTATATTTTCAGTATTGCCATTTCGAGCAGCTCCAAGCTGGGCATTTTCTTCGATATATTCACCTCGATAGTCTTGATACAATTCATCATCTTCTAATATTGTATCAACAAGTGAGTATACATATTTTTTTATTGCTTTTCTTTGTTCTCCAGAAAGTTTTAAATAGCTTTCAAGTATTTTTACATCTAAATTATCAAGATTATATTTATTAGATAGTTCTGAAATTATTGTATCATCATTTTCAATAAACATTTCTCCAATACCATGTCTTAACCATTTTTCATTTACATTTAATTCATTACAAATTAGTTTAATATGTTTTTCAGTTACATTACGACTGTTATTTTCGATATTAGAAATACTTGACTTAGTTAATCCTATTGACTCCCCAAAGTCACTTTGACTTAAAACGAGTTTTTCCCTTATTTTTTTCACTCTTTCATTTAATTCAAATAAATTTTTTGATTTATTAGTTACTTTCAAATTTAATCACCTCCATTTAAAATATAATAACATAATTAAGTTCTGTTTGTAAACAAAATAAAAAAAATGTATTGACTTAAGTTGCGTTTGTGTAATATAATGTACTCAAACAGAACAAAAGAGTTTCAAAACAAAATATAAAATGAAAGAGGTGTCGAATATGAATAAAATCATTGAAAATAAAACTCAAAAACTAATTGAAATAAAAGGAAGTTCAGCAAATGAATTTCTTAGTAAAAAAATTGATAGTGATGATTTAATGAGAGAAATTGTAAAAATGCCATATGAACAAAGAGTGAAAATGTTTTATATAATGCAAGGTGCTAATCTTGTGAAAGAGCCAGATACACCAAACATTTAATAATTAAGAGGGGTGATAAAGTTGTTTGTATTAAAAGGTAAAGACTTTGAAAAAGTAACAGAAAAACTAAATGTATCTTACTGGATTACAACTGACGAAGAAACGGAAGGAGAGTTGGTATATGACTCTCTAGGTGCAGAAGAGTTTTGTTTTAGATTGTATGAAGATTATGAAGTTGAAGATTTAAGAGTAGCAAATAGACTGGATTCACATGATAATTCATTATTTGATATAGAAAAAAAGTATGTTGTGATTGATGAACTAGTTATAGTTATTTCTTGTGATTTGACAAAAGAAGAGTATTTTTATGAATGTGAATTAGAAGAAGATAAAAAAAGAAAAAATATAAAATGGAATGAAAATAAAGAGGACAACTATAGAGGTAACTTTACTAAAAAAAGTTTTAAATTTAATAACAGTGATAAAACATTCTGTCTGGATACAATAGTTTCTTATAAGAGTTTAAAACAGTATTTAAAAGAAATAGCTGAACTTATAGGAGCTAATGGGATAACGATGTTAAGTGAAGTGCCAGAAGATTCAATAAGTATTAATTTTCACTATAATGATGATGGAAAGCTTATTTTAAAATTTAGAAGAGAAATTGATGTTGAAGAAGGTTGTAAAAGAAAGTTTGAATATTATGATAAAAGTCTCTTATTCAATAAATAAAAATAGGTAAGATTGGGGGAATACATATGGCAAAGGCATGCAAGGTAACATTTGAAAACAAAATGGACATGGGTTTGTTTTGTAAAGGATATGCAAGAGCTAAAGAAATGATGATAGAACGATTGTTCAATCAAGAAATAGAATATAAAATCACTCATAGAGAAAAGACAAAAGAAGAAATGGAAAAGTTAGAAAAGGAAGTAATTTAAATTGAGATTTGAAAATTATGTAAACAAAAAGTGTCTTATAACTACGAATTATAAGACACTTCACAAAATAACTTTGTTGTCAAAGCTATAAAATCATATCTATTTTTTATTATAGCAGATAAGACAACAGAGTTCAATAAATACGCTAAAATGAAGCGATTAACGAGCTTGTAATAGGTATTAACATTATAACGATAAGTATCTATACAAATATATAACACTAGATACTAATATATAGATGCTAATAAAAGACTGAATGAGGTACTGCTATGAAGAGTTTTATAAGGGAGAAAAAGATATATTGTAATGACTATTTAGAGATAGATATAATACCAAGAACAGATGTACAAACAAAAGGTAAGAGAGGTAAAAGAGAATATGTATCTAAACCAAAACAAAAGAATTTAAATGATAAAAATGCTAAAAGATATTTTACACAATCAGTTAATACAAATTTTACTAAAGAAGATTTAGTTCTTCATGCTACATATTCACCAAAATATTTACCAGAGACATTAGAAGAAGCTGAAAAAGAAGTTAGAAACTACATAAGGAGAATTGATTATAAAAGAAAGAAAGAGGGATTTGAATCTATAAAGTATATGCTTATAACAGAGTTTGGAGAAAGGAAGGATGGAACTAAAAGAGTTCACCATCATATTATTTTAAATGGTGGGTTGGAGAGAGACATAATAGAAGGGCTTTGGATTAGAAAGAAAAGAGGGAAAAAAGAAGGTGAAAAACTTGGATGGATAAATACACATAGATTACAACCGAATGAACTTGGATTAGAAAATTTATGTAAATATCTCATGAAAGACCCTCAAGGTCGCAAAAGATGGAGTTCTTCCCAAAACTTAAAAAAGCCAATTCAACAATGTAATGATAGTAGATATAACAGAAAGAAAATTATGGAAATAGTAAGAAATGATTTAGACAATAGAATATTTTGGGAAAAACAATATAAAGGTTACATATTTACAGAGTGTAAAGCTAGTTTTAATGAGATAACAGGAGTTAGCTTATATATAAAAATGCGAAGATTAAATTAAAATGAGGTGATTATATGTATTTAAGAGTATGCAAGTGTTGCAAGAAAGAATTTGAAACAAATTTGTATTCAAAGACATATTGTTCTTATGTTTGTAAAAACAAGTTTAAGAATGAGAGAAAAAAAGAAAAGAAAGAAGGTAATAAAAATGGATAAAGAAATAGATGCGATATGTGCCAAGGCTGGAGAGTATATTTGTAAAATATGTAAATTTAATAATACTTGTAGAGTTGAAAATAGAAATGGGTGTATGTGTGGTCAATTTGAAGGAAAAAGTAAGATAGAAAAATTACTAGAAAAGAGTAATTTTATAACTTTTATGGATTTTAAATTAAAAAATATAAGTATGAAAGACATTGAATCTTACTGTGAAGAAAATAATAAAAAAATAGAAATTTGTGGATGGGGAAAAGAACAAATAATAATCTTTATAGATAAAAAGAGGGTAAAAACTAATGACTAATAAAGAAAAAATAAAAGGCTTTGTGCTAGTTGATTTATGTCAAGAGGACTATAGTAAACGAAGAGGTAAAAATGCTTATTACACAGGCAAAAAACACACTTTTAATTATGATTTATACCCTGCGATAACAAAGGATATAAATAGAGCAAAAGTATATAGAACTAAAAAAGAAGCTAAGAGAGAGCTTGAAACATTAAATAAAAAGTGTATTCATAATTATTTTGAAATTGTTAGCTTCAAAAAATCTATTAAAAATATGAGTAATAAAGAAATGCTAGAATTTATATCTATGAAAGAAAATAAAGCATATAGAAAGTATTCTAAAGAGATTTGTAATATATGCAAAAGTATAAAATTTAATTGTGAAAGTCTTTATTGTGAAGAAGCCTGCAACGATTGGTTAAATGAAAATGTTATCTGGTAATGTAAAGGAGTGATAAAAAATGATTTACGAGGATAAAAGATTGTTATCAAGATTATTAAAAATAATTTCAAATAAAGAGAGAAAGATACAAATGTTAGAAAAAGAATTAGAAGCTTACAAAGAACTCGCAGCAGAGGGGGAACTTAATTTTTATTTTGCAAAAGAAGATGGTGAATATCATATAGAACTTTATAATCTCAATGAAAATTTTGGGGAGTTTTCAAGAGATGTTATATTAACTAAAAAAGCTTTGCAAAAAGAGTTAGAAAAAGAAACAGATTTCAAAGGAAAAATATTTAAACGAACAAAAGAGTCAACTATATATGACAATATAGATTATATCATAAAAAATAATATGCTTATTAATATGAAAGATTGTTTTTTGGAAGGCATTGATACAGGTATATTAGAAAATAAATGTGGAGCTGATAAAGAATATGAAGTCATAACAACTATAAAAGGGGAGGACTTTATAATTTTTAAAGATAAATATTAAATAAAAATGAAGAGAAGGTGATAAAAATGACTAATGAAGAATTTGAAAAAATAGAAGAAATATATCGTAGATACAAAGAGTTAATTAGTACAAAAGAAGAAGCAAAAGAAATAAAAGAAATTATTGAAAGTAATGATGTTTCAAATTTTAGAATGATAAGCTTTGATTTTGGCTGGGGTGAAAATTTAGAATTTAGTGTTAGCGAAGAAACAAGAAATTATATAAAAAAAGAAGTTATAAATATGCTAGAAAAAGTAATTCAAGATTGCAGTGAAAAAATAGAAGCTATTAAGATACCAAGAAATTAAAAAAAAGATAAAGTAATCTAATTTAATTAATAATTAAGCGATAATTTATAATATAAAATTCCGTGTAGATAAGTAGATAATAAGAAAGGAAAATAAAATATGGATGATAAAAAACTACAACAAAGATATAGAAACAAGGTTGCTAATGCACAAGGTCAACACTTTGAAAATTACATAAATTCAGCTTGTATAATTTATAGAAACGATAATAGAGCTGAAATAGATAAGACACCAGAACCATTTAGAGTATTAAGCAAAGATAAAACAGGGAAATTCACAGGTAGATTTATAGCTAATGCACAGCCAGATTTTAAAGGTGCTTTAAAGACTGGTATGTGTATATGCTTTGAAGCTAAATACACGCTTAAAGATAATATAAAAAGAAGTGTTTTAACTAATACACAGTTAGAAACATTAGACAGATATTACCACATGGGAGCGATAACAGGGGTTTGTATAGGTATACAAGATAGATTTTACTTTATACCTTTTCTTGTATGGAAAAATATGAAAAATTGTTTTGGTAGACAATATGTAAAACAAGAGGATATAAAAAGATTTGAAATAGAATTTTTCAATGGAGCTGTATTGTTTTTAGATTATGTAAGCAAAGACAAAAAAATATTAGATGAAAATTATAATCTATTAAAAAAGGACTTTGAAGATGATACAAAAGTCGATATTTAAAAAAGTGAGGGGATAAAATGTTTTTAAATTTATGTACTAGAAAAGAATTTGAAAAAGAAATAAAAAAATATGAACAAGAAATAAAAAGAATGAAATGGAAAATAATAGCTAGAGAAAATAGAATAAAAAATTTAAATGATGAGTTAAATGCTGTAAAAACAAAAGATGAAGAATTTATTGAAACTATAAAAGAATTACAAGATAAAAATAATGAAATGTTCAATAGTCATATGAGAAAAGAAAAAATAATTTCAAACTTAGAAAATAAAAATGCTGCACTACATACAGAAAAAATGTTTTTAAAAATTAGATATGAAAATGACCAAAATATAAAAAAAGGGATGGAAGCTGGAGCTGGAATTTTAAGAAAAGAAATAGAAAGATTAAAAGAAGAAAATGAGATTTTGAAAAAAACAATAGAAACTTTTAACAATAAAGCCAAAGAAATAGAATTAAAATTTAAAAAGATGCTAAATAGTAAAATAACTAGACTTGAAGCTATAAAAGCAAGAACGAAGAGGTTTAGAATAAAGAAAAAAATAGAAAAAATTATTGAGGAACTAGAATTAAAAAGTTTCTTAGAATAAAAAAAGGTTGATTATTATGTTATTAGCTAATAAAGATAAAATAATACAGCTTGCAAGTAAAATAGTAGAACTATACAATGTTGAAGATTTAGAAGCAACAATAAAAGCTATACAGTACTTAGAAAAGTTGGAAGTAAATGGAGTTATACAAGAAGAAGAATATAACAAGCTTCTAAAATTGATTGAAAAATAATATAAGGAGCTGAAAGTCTATGGAAAAGAAAGTAATAAATTATTTTGTAGATTGTATAAAGAAAAATAAAACTAGGATATTGATAGAAAAAGATAATAAGTACTATATATCAGATGGTGCATGTGTTTTTATAGTAGATAAAAATGAAATGGTATTAAATCCCAAGTTATTTGAAACTAACAGTAAGAAGTCTCAGATAATAATGGATAACATAAAAAAAGATAGCTATAGAGAATTGTTATTAAAATATTATATACCAATAAGAGAGCTTGTTTATCATAAATATATATGTGAAGATTTTGCAATTTACCTTGATGAAAACTATATAAAACTTTTTGGAAAATTTGATAAGGTAGAAGGAATAGACAATAACTCTCTTGTTCGCATATCTATAAAGGGGCATATAATAGGCTACTTATTACCAGTAAGGACAACAGAAAATTTTTAGTACTAAAAATAAAAGAAAGAAGGTAAAGTTATGAAAATCATATCTATTTTAAGTTTTAAAGGTGGCACAGGTAAAACAATAACAAGTGCAAATATGGCAGATATTTTATCTGTAGTACATAAGAAAAAAGTGTTGTTAATTGATGCAGATAAACAAGGTAATTTATCACAATACTTCTCAAAATTTGAGGAAAAAGGAAAAGGTACAGCAGAAATGTTGCTTGAAGATAATGCAAACATACATGAATACATATGTAAGACTAAAAATAAAAATATAGATATTATAACTAGTAATATGTATTTATATCAAGCTGATAGAATGTTATTCGATAGTGAAAAAGATAAATTTAGTATATTAAAGAGATTGCTAGAAAAGGTTAAAAATGAATATGACTTTTGCATAATTGACAATGCACCAAGCACAGACATAATAACAATTAATTCTTTGGTTGCATCTGATGAAGTAATGATAACTGTAAGAGCAGACAATTTTTCTTTTAAGGCAATAAAAGAATTATTAGAACAAATAGAAAATGCTAAACATATAAATGAAAAATTAAAATTTAAAGGGTGTATAGTAACTCATTATCAAAACAATGCTGTAAATAACCAGTTCATGAATTTACTAAAAGGAATATGTAAAGTATTTGAAGTTGTTATAAGGCTCAATAAAAATATATCTGAAAGTACATTTTATCAAAAAACATTAAGAGAATATAATCCAAGATGTGGTGCGACAATAGATTATAAAAAATTAGTAAAAGAGTATTTAAATATAGAATAAAAAATGTGTCCAATTTGGACACATAGAAAGGATTGATAAAAATGAGTGATTTCAATATATTTGAAGCTTTAGAAAATAAAAAAAGTCAAGAAAAAAATGAAAATGATGAAATTAGTAAAAATGATTTTAAGATAAAGCTTATAAGTATTTATGATTTAGAATCATCTAGATACAATTTTTATCCAGTCAAAGATAAAAAAACTCAAGAACTTAAAAATTCAGTGGAAATGTTTGGTATAAAACAAAACTTAGTAGTTAAAAAAGATAAAGATAATAAATATGAAGTTTTAGCAGGACATAGAAGATTATTAGTATCACATCTTTTAGTTGATGAAGGTAAAAAAGAATTTGAGTTAGTACCTTGTATAGTAGAAAAAGAAAAATCAGAAATAACTAAAGTAGATAGATTATTAGATAGATTATTGCTAATCACAACAAATTCAACGATAAGAGGGTATTCAGAATATGCTAAGATGAAAGAATTGGAAGATACAAAAGAAGTGTTAGAAGGATTAAGAGAAGAAGGTTATGGAAAGACTGGCAGAACAAGAGATTTGATAGCTGATATGATTAAAATATCATCATCCAAAGTGGCTAGATTAGAAAGTATTTCTAAAAATCTTACTCCAAAATTTAAAGAAGAGTTCAAAGGAAATGAGATAAATATATCAACAGCTTATGAATTATCAAGGCTGGAAGAAGCTGAACAACAAAGTTTATTTGAAGAATACAAAGACAAAGGAAGTTTAAGCATTAAGGATGTTACAGAAAAAAATAAAGATGAAAAAAGTGAAATAAATGAATCGACAATTTATGAAATTGAAGAGGATGAAAATGAAGTTGAAGAAAATGAAGAAACTGAAAATGTAATTAGTTTCCCAAATGTAATAATAGAAGATAAAAAAGAAGAAGGAAAAGTTTTTAAAACAATTTTTGAAATACTAAAGGATATGAAGATTAGAAAATTCGCAGAGTTTATTTGTTCTCAATGTAATGTAACTGGAACATTTTGTGATTTTGCGATGGAATGTAATGATAAAAACGGAAAAGGGTGTGTTGGTATATGCATAAAATGGTTAAAGATGGAAGCACAAGAAATGGAGTAGATATAAGACATAATAAAAGTGGATACTTGGATAGCACAGCATATGAAGCTATAAAAAAAATTGACAAAGAGAAACAAGAAGTGAATGTGTTGATTGAATTAATTAAAAAAATGGCTAAGGTAGCAGGTTTTGAGATAGTAGGAAGAATAGAACTTAGAAATAAAAAAACAGGCGTTCTATATAAATAAAATATTCGTTGATGGGGGATAAAAATGGATATATGCCAGAAATGTTTTCATTTTAAACATTATAGAGGTATGGAAATTGGAAGATGCAATAAAAAAGAAAGAGTAGTCTATGATAGAGTCAAAAAATGCAAATTTTATAAAAATAGAAATCAAAATATGAGTATAGAGGAGTTATTAAGTGAAATAGAAAGATGGTCAATTAAAAAAATAAATAGTTATGTAATATGCTTTGATGAACATGACAGTATACAGCTTGATATAGTTCAAGATATTAATAGACCTAATAACCCAGAAGATGATACACTTCTCGAACGATATATTGAAGATAACTATGGTTATGTAAAATATGAAGTTATTGATTTAGATACGATAGAAAAAGTTGAATTATAAAAACAGGAGGAGTAATAAAATGGATAAAGATGTTTGGCTATATGGCTGGGATATTGAATGTTTTAAAAATGATGGATATAAAATCAAAGAGGAAGCTATCGAAGCAGCTAAGGAAGAACTTAGAACGTTTGGAGAATTTAAGCGATGGGTTTATGTTGGTAGAAGAAAGGATGTTGTTGTACCTAACATAAATGCAGAAGAAGCATTAGAGCGTGTTCAAGAAAGAATCGACGATGAAATTGGAGAGTGTGGAGAAGATTGGTTTAGAGGTATATGTGTTGAAGATATAATGATACTAGGTGATAGAATAAGTGAAGTATTTAAAAAATGGATAGAAGAGTTTGGATACAATCCAAAGTGGTTTACGGTTGTAGATGTGGAAAAAATAGAATTAAGTGAGGTTATTAATGAAGGTGATAGAAGAAGTAGTGGTGTTGATAATAATTAGAAAGGGATAAAATTATATGGAAACAAATACTATAGAAGATAATGAAAAAAATAATATAAATTTAATAATTGAAAGAGCAGCAAAGTTAGCAGCAGAAAAAGCTATACAAATATACAAAGTAAAATCAAATGAAGAAGCTACGGAGCTATACAATAGAAAAATAAGAAATACTAAATTATTGTTAAAACATTATAGAGAGTTTAAAAAACATATTGATAATTCTGTTTTTAAAGTTTCATGTAAAAGTGGAAATGCTATTGAGGTATTGACTACACTTGCAGATAGATATGTAAGTGAAGATTTATTTGTAGAAAGCATTAGCAAAAGTGTATCTAGGACTAATGTTATAATTGCACATATAGATATAATGTTGAAGATATATAAAGAGTATTGTAATAACTCTAATGATATAGAACAAAGACGATATAGAATAATAGAAGAAAGATTCATAAAAGAAGTAAAACATAAGAAAGATAGATGTAGTATAAACAAGATAGCTAAAAGAGAAAACATAGATACTAGGACTGTATATAAAGATATAGACCAAGCATGTGAAAGACTAGCAGCTCTAATCTTTGGTGTAGATGGAATAAAGAAGTATTGAAAAAGTATATGTGAATGGGCATGTTTTTATATATAGATAGGTTTAAATAAGATACATATTGATATACTATAATATCAGCAATAGCAAGTGGTTAAGCATATAATAATGGAAGTATTAATTCACAAAGATATAAAGAATAAAAGGGCAATAAGTGTTCATATACAAAACAATTACAAAATGATAATATATAAAGTGTAGAATTGTCCTTCTGATATATAAAAGGAAAATCAGAGGGAAAAGAAAATGTTATAATGATAATATGGAAAAACTATATATAACAACTAAATAAAAATATTTGTATTTAAAAGAACCTAGCGAATAGACTTGGTTCTTTTAATTTTATATAGAAGGCTTAGATTAATTTCTGAGTCTTTTTTAATACAAACATTTAATATCCACCATGTTGAGGGGGCGAAAATAAAGGTGTTTAAGTACATCATTTATTAATAAATAATTTAGGAGGTAGTAGTATGTTAAAGGTAATGTACCAGAAAAATGTAAGAATGATATGGTCTAAAGATGGTAATGAAGTCTGGTTTCATGCTGGGGATGTAGGAGAGGAATTAGGAGTAATTCAAATTAACTCTACATTAAGAAATATTGATAAAGAATATAAGAAGAAGTTTAAGAACTCAGACATGCATGAAATGCACATCCGAAATTTTGATAAAGCTTTAAATAATAAAGGGGAAATTTTTATTACAGAGGAAGCAGTATATAATATTTCTTTTAGAAGTAATAAACCAGAAGCAAAATTATTTACAAAGTGGGTTTCTAAAACACTTAAACAAATTAGAATACATGGTTACTATATTGCTACAGAAAAAGACCAAGAGTGGCTGGATATAAGAACAGAATGTAAAAAAGTTAGAAAAGATTTTACAGATGAAATACAAGAGTTTGTATATTATGCAATGCAAAGGGGCAGTAAGAAACCAGAAATGTATTACAAACATTTCACAGAATTAGTTAGAAAGAAATTAAGTATACCAAAAGGTATTAAGAGAGATGAATTGAATCAAGGGGAACTGTTCGACATACAAGCACTAGAAAGAGTTATAACAATGAAGCTGGATAAATTAATAAATGAAGATATGGACTATAAGGATGTATATAAAAAGATAAAAGAATTAATTGATTTAATATAAATAAGAGGTGAAAGTATATGGATGATAATAGAGAAGAAAAGATTAAAATGAGAGATACATTTAGAGACTTAGCAAAATTATTTGATAAAAACATGAAGCTAGAAGATGAAATAAAAAGTTTGACAGAAGAAGAAGCTAAGAAACAAGAAAGGTTAGTAAAAAGATATGAAAAAGTAGTTGAAACTATTTGTGAGAAGCTGGACTATCTAGTAGCACTAGAAGAGGAGTAAACAAATGAGAAGAATAGTATGTGATAAATGTAATAATAAATTTAAAGTAGCTTATAAAGATGTAAGAACAGAAACTATTGGAGATATAGAAATAAAATATTTTATATGTAGAAAGTGTAAAGAAAAGTATATTATATATTATGAAGATGAAACATTAAAAGGACTGAAAGAATTATATAAGGAACTTATTTATGAAGAACAAAATGGATTTACAGATAGAACAACAAAGTCTGAAAGAGAAAAAGTTTTTGCTGAAATGATTGCATATGTAAATACATTAAAAGAAGTGTGTAATAAATATCTTAATAAAACAGAACATGAAATGAAAGACATAGAAAAATACATGGAAGAATTATTAAGAGAAGAACCAAGTGAAGTATATGAAGCTTAAAAAAATATGCAGGTGCGGTAAGACAATAGATTATAGTGAGAAGGCATGTAGTGAGTGTGCTAAAAAATATATTAAAAGCAGAAAACAGAGCAATAAAGTATATAATTCTAAGAATAGAAATAAAGAAAGAGATAAATTCTATAATGGGAAAGAATGGAGAGAAACCAGAGAGTATATATTAGAAAAAAATATATATTTGGATTTGTGGGATTATTATATTAATAAAAAAATAACTACAGCAAATACTGTGCATCATATCATTGAGTTGTCAGAAGATGAAGAACTTTCATTAGAAGAAAATAATCTTGTACCATTATCATCTAAAACACATAAAAAAATACATACATTATATGAGAAAAATGAGATAACAAAGAAAGAAACTCAATCAAAATTAAAAGAGATATTGAGACTTCATAAAATATATAATGAATAAGGCTATCCCCCCTACCTATGAAAAAAAGAAAAGGGGATACAGAGAGCGAGCAGGGGTATATATATACGGAGATTTTCCCTTTTTAAGATTTTTTTGTAAAAAAATATGCAAGATGTCTTGCAAGAAAGTAAACCATTTTTAGAAAATAGCTGATAGCTATTATTTTTTTGCACAAATTTAAAAAGATTGGAGGTGTAAAAATGGGAAGAAAAAAACAAATGACATCTACAACTAAAAAACATTTAACTAAAAAAGAAAAACAGACTCGGCAAAATGTAGAAAAACAAATAAAACTTGATAGAGATGATTTAGTAACAGTTCCAGAACATTTAAATAGTGATATCTTAGCATATAAAGAGTTTTCAAGAGTAGTAGAAGAAGCTGGAAAAATTGACTTGTGGGATAACTTAGACCTACCAATGGTTTTAATATACAGTGATGCATATAGTAATTATATTAAATTGAAAGAGTATATAGAAAAAACAGGTCATGTTGTTTCTGGAAAAGATACAGAAAAAATAAGTCCTTACGTAACCGCAAAATTTAAATATGCTGAATTGATATTAAAATGTTCTACTAAATTAGGCTTAGCAACTACAGACAGATTAAAGTTAGTTGTTCCAGAAAATGAAAAACAAAAAGAAAATAAATTTGCTAAATTCATAAAAGTAGGAACATAATGGCAAAAAGAAAAAAGGATAGAGTAACAGAATATGCAAAAAAAGTAGTTGCTAAAAAAATAATAGCTGGTGAAAGTGTTATTCTAGCATGTAAAAGACATTTAGAAGATTTAAAAAGAAGTAAAACAAAAGAATTTAAATATAAATGGGATGTTGAAGCATCAGAGGAAGCACTTGACCTTTACAACGAACTTACTATTCTGGAAGGTGACGAAGTACAAACTTTAAAAACTAGAGGGTTTCAAGATTTTATTTTAGGAAGTTTGGAAGGCTGGGTTGAAAAAAGAACTGGATATGTAAGATTTAGAGAAGCATATGTCCAGCTTGCTAGACAAAATGGAAAGTCTTTTTTATCTGGAGCTAAAAGTATAAAAACAAGTAATTTTTCTACATATATAAAAGGGAAAATTATTTGTGCAGCTACCAAAAAAGAACAAGCTAGAATTGTTTGGGAAGAAATAGAAAAGTTTATATTGGCAGACGAAGATTTAAGTGAAATGTATAAAATAAAACGTTCTGATTATGAAATAATTGCAGGAATGACAGGTACAACAATAAAACCGATTGGAAGAGATACAAAAAGTTTGGATGGATTCCGTTCGATATTAGCAATACCAGACGAATTGCATGCACATAAAACTAATCAAGTATATAAATTGCTTCTAGGTGGTCAAAGAAGAGTCAATAATGCTCTGATATTAGCTATAACTACAGCAGGTTTTGATTTGAACAGCTATTGTTATGAACATTATACTTTTTGTAAAAAAGTATTATCTGGAGCTATAACTAAAGAAAGTTTATTTATATATATCGCTGAGATGGACGAAGAGGATGATATATGGGATTACCATAATTGGGTAAAGTCAAATCCATTACTACTTTTAAATGAAGATGATAGTATAAACATGTATGAAGTTGCAAAAACGAGTGAAGTCGCAATAGATGCTAAAGAAAAAGGTGGAAGCGAACTCATGGACTTCATGACAAAGTGGTTAAATATTTGGGTTACATATAAGGATGGAAAATATCTTGATGCTAAATGGCTTGAAATATGTGCATGTGACTTAACTCTTGAAGATATGAGAGGTAAAGAATGTTATTTAGGTATAGATTTGTCAAGTGGTGGAGATTTAACTTCTATAGCATTAATATTCCCTCTTGAAAATGAAAGAGTTTATATTTATAGTCATTCGTTTATGCCAGAATTAAGAATTATCGAACATGAACAAACAGATGAAGCACCGTACCGAATGTGGGTTAATGAAAAACTTTTAACATTAACTACAGGAGCTTTTGCTATTAAAACAGACTATAAATTTATAATAAAACATTTAGAAGTTATATTAACAGAATACGAAATAACTGTAATAAAATGTGCTTATGATAATCACAATGCAAGTGCTTTTATATCAGATTTAGACTTCTTAGGTTGCGATTTGATAGATGTACCACAGAGTGCTCGGTCACTAAATGATGCAACAGTAGACTTTAAACTATCTATGAAAGCGGGTCAAGTTTTATATAATAGAAAAAATAAATTATTTATATGGAGTGCTATAAATGCAACTATAACAAAAAATAGTTTTGGAGAAATAAAAGTTGATAAATTAGAACAAGAAAATAGAATAGACCCAATAGATTCGATTATTGATGGTTGGAAAATGTACTTTGAAGATGTAAAACAAAATGCAGACATTGCATATGTACCAGAATAATTAAAAGGAGAATAAGAAAAAGTGGGAATAATGAACTGGTTAAGGAATCTAAGATTCGGAACACCAAGTATAAAAATAGGACAAAAAAATAAAAGTAGCCCATTTTCATTTTGCAATGACACTTTGGCAAGTAATGAAACTATCTTTGCAGCAATTACAATGTTAGCTAATTCAATTGCTAGTGTTCCGATTAGTCTTAGAAATGGTTATGAAAAAGTTAAACCAAGCGAACATTATATTGCTGGTATGCTTAGAGATGGATTTAACAAGAATGATACTATGTTTGAATTTATAAGATTAATGGAAGTGATAAGAAATACAAAAGGCAGTGCTTATGCAATCAAAGAATATGATTATTACGATAACATAACTGATATATGGGTATTGGATTCTGATTTTGTAACACCTATTCTTGATACAGACACAAAAGAACTATGGTATAGAATATCGACAAAAGATGGAGATAACTATTTTCATAATAGTCATATAATAGCTGTTAATCATATAAAAGAAGGTTCAGAACGTGGAATAAGTCCAATTGGTGTCTTAAAAAATACTTTGAATTATGATAGAGAAGTAAAAGAATTAAGCTTAGCACAACTTTCTAATAATATAGATGCTAAATATGCTTTTAAAATCTCTGGTAATTTAAGTAAAGAAAAATTAACTGAATATCATGAAATGATTAAAAGTTATATGGACAAAGGAATTATATATTTAGACAATGGAAAATCACTTGAAGAGTTAAAAAATAAATCTTTTATCGACCCTAAAATTTTTGAAGTTGAAGAAATAACTGTAAGTAGGGTGGCAAGAGTTTTTACCATGCCAGCACACAAGTTATATGCTGGGAAACAAACATATTCAAGTTCTGAACAGGCAGACTTAGAGTACTTAGTTGATACAATATTACCAATTATACGAATGTATGAACAAGAATTTAATAAAAAATGCTTAACTACTATTGATAGAAATAGATATGAAATCAAATTCAATTTAAGCGGATTTGCTAGAGCGGATATGAAAACTCGTGGCGAATTTTACCAAAAAATGGTTAGGTGTGGAGGATTAACACCTAACGAAATACGAGAACTAGAAGATAGACCTCCAAAACAAGATGGTGATGATTTGATGGTAAGTAGAGATTTAATAAAAATTAAAGATTTACATTTGCTATTGTCTAATAAAAATAACTTGAAGGGAGGTGATTAAATGAAAAATAAAATATTAGAATTAAAAAATAAAGATTCACAATCTAATGAGTTAAAGAATGTTGGAAGCATAGAAATAAAAAATCAAGATGAAAATAGTGCAGAGTTGTTTTTTTATGGAGATATTGTTTCTGAAAGTTGGATAAGCGAATATTATGAGGATGATAAATGTCCTAGTGATATTAAAAAGTTTTTGGAAGAGTTAGAAGGAATAAAAAATATAAATGTACATTTAAATTCTGGTGGTGGGTCTGCGTTTGCTGGACTTGCTATCTACAATCAGCTAAAAAGATATAATGCAAATATAACAACTTTTATTGATGGATTAGCGGCAAGCATAGCGAGTGTAATTGCTATGGCTGGTAATCGTATTGTTATGCCAAAAAATGCCTTGTTAATGATACATAAACCTTTGAGTTGGTGTGGAGGTAATGCAGATGATTTTAAAAAAGAAATTGAGGTACTAGACACATGCCAGAAATCAATTTTAAATGTATATATGACAAAAACAAAATCAAATATTAAAGAAGAAGAAATAAATGATTTAATAAATAATGAAACTTGGTTAACTGGAGAAGAAGCAGCTAGATATTTTGAAATAGAATTAGAAGGAACTGTAAATACAGTCGCATGTTCTTCTGACTATTTTAATGAGTACAGAAATATACCGAATCAAATAAATGAGATTAATAATAATTCAATGTTACCAGTCATGAGTAAAGAAACTAAATTATTAATAGAAAGAATAAAAAATAAAACAAAATAAGGAGTGATTTTATAATGGAAATGAATAGATTTAAGTTACAACAGATGGAAGAAGGGGTAAAAGCACAATTAAAAACTGAAAGTGACAAATTAACAAATATGTATGTGGATGTAAAAACAACAGCACAAGAAAGAAAGGAACAAGAAACTACAGTAAGAGATTTGGAAGAAAGATTCGAAGGTATAAAAAATAAAATAAAAGAAATGGATGAAAAAGAAGCTCAAAAAATTGCTGTTCAAAATAAAAATAAAAATCTTGGTAACAATGAAAAAGACAAGAAAATAAAAGCAAAAGCAGAGTTGATAAGAAATGTAATGGCTGGCAAAGAAGTAACAAAAGAGATAAAAAATGTACTTGGGGATGGGGAAGCACTTGGAGGAGGTAATAAAATATTACCTACTACAATGACAAACGAATTGTTATATGAACCAATGTCAAAGAATCCATTGAGAGAAATTTCAACAATGACAAATATAACTAATTTAGAAATACCAAAAATAATATTCTCTTTAGATGATGATGATTTTTTAGATTCAGATTCGGCATCAGCGAAAGAATTAAAAGCAGATGGAGCTAATGTATCTTTTGATAGAAATAAATTTAAGGTTTTTTGTGATATAACAGAAACAGTTTTAAAAGGTACAGAAACAAATTTAGTACAAGTTGTAGACGCAGGTTTACAAAGTGGTTTAGCTAAAAAAGAAAAAAAGGTAGCGTTTGAATCGAACAATCCAACAGAAATGTCTTTTTATAAAAAATCGACAGAAAGTGGCAATCCATTTTTAATAAAAGCAATAGAGGGAGATACATTGTTTGAAGCAATAATAAATTGTCTTGCAGACTTAGAGGATGATTATTCAGAAAATGCTAGTATTGTTATGAGAAAAGTTGATTATTTTAAAATAATAAAGACTTTAGCTAATGGAAATGCAAGTTTATATACAGCTCAACCAGAACAAGTGTTAGGAGCATCAGTGATTTATTGCGATTTAGCTACAATACCAGTTGTAGGGGATTTTAGATATTCACATTTTAATTATGATTTAGATATGCTCTATGATAGAGATAAAAATGTTAAAACTGGTATAGAAAGCTTTGTTTTAACTGCATATTTAGACCACAAAATCAAAATGAAATCTGCTTTTAGACTAGCGACAGTAAAAAGCAATACACCCTAGACCAGACCTTCCAGAAGGAGAAGGTCAGCCAGAAGTTACTAAGATGTTAAAAGCTAGAAGCATGAAAAAAACACAAGAAGTAAAGTAGGTGGGCATGTTGGAAGAAAGTGAAATACTAGATTCTATAAAATTATATTGTAGGCTAGATGATTGTTCAGAACAGGAAATAAGAGAATTGAAAGAAGCTTGCGAAGAATATTTGAAAAATGCAGGAGTTAGAAAAGATTATGAAAATAAATTATATTTTTTAGCTATAAAGAAACTAGTTTTACATTTTTATGATAATAGAGGTATAGTAAGTAATAAAAATTCAGAAATTGTATATGGTATAACCCCTATAATAAATCAATTGCAATTAGAAAAGAGAGTAGAAGAAAATGTTAGATTGTAGAATAACTATAGAAAAAATTTCTGAGAATGATACAGATGAAATGGGATTCCCACTTGAAGATTGGCAAGTGTATTACAACTGTTGGTCAGATTTTAAAGCTATAAGTGGTAAAGAATATATATCTGCAAAAGCTACATCTAGCGAAAATATAGTAACTTTTACTATAAGATATTCAGAAAAAGTAAAATTCATAATAGAAGATGTAGAAAGTACTAAAAAATATAGAATTAAATATAAAAATAAAAATTATGATATAATTTATATTTCTGATTTTGAAAATAAACATACGTTTGTTGACTTTAAATGTAAACTTGTATCTTAGTAGGATGTGAATAAAATGAGTATGGAATGAAACGGTTTTTCAACATTACAACAGAAATTAGAAAACTTAGAGAAAAAAGTAAGTAATGAAGTAGTGGACAAAGCATTAGATGGAGGTTCAGAGGTGCTTCTAAATGGTCAGAAAGAGACTGTACCTATTTTAACAGGAAATCTATTGCAATCCCTAGGTGTTTTTGATAAAAGAGGTTCTGGAGCTGATAAAAAAGTAGATATAGGAATAGCACATAATAAAGACAGGTCAGCTACATATGGGTATTATCAAAATTATGGCACTGAAAAGATGGCAGGAAATGGATGGATACAAAAAGCTTGGAAAATGAAAATAGGAGAAGCAAGTACAAAAATAAAAGAAATACTTAAAGAATCATTAAAAGGTTAAATGTGGAGTAAAAAATGATAAATGAATTAATCCATAAAATAATGAAAAGCTTAAATATAAATTGTTATTATTTGGAAGCTAATTGCAAGAAAGATAAGTATGTTATTTTTTCTATTTACAATGAAAATAGACTTGAACAAAATTTGTATGATGATGATTATATAGCTACTACATATAATATACAATTATCTTTTTGGTACAAAAATCCTAGTGATATTGATTTATATGAAGATATAAAAAATAAAATGAAAGAAAATGGTTTTTATCTTAAATCAGTAGTAGATAGAAAAGAAGGCGAGTTTTATGGTAAAACATTCGACTTCTTATATGAAAAAGATGAATAATAATAAAATTGTTGAGGTGTCCAAATTGGACACATTTTTTATGCAAAAATAAAAAAAGGAAGAAGGTAATAGGATATGCCAAATGCAGAAAAAAATTATAAAAGTAAAATAATATCTGGTCTTAAAAACATACATGTTGCAAAAGTAAATGATGATGGAACTTTTGCTGTTCCAGTGCCTATACTAGGAGGGAAAAAAGTAGAATCATCATATGAGATAAGCGAAGATATAACTTATGCAGATGATATGGCGGTTGATAACGATATGACTGTCTCAAATGGTTCTGGGAAAGTGACAGTTTTAGGATTATTAATGGATGAAAAAGCACTAATTTATGGTGGAGATAATATGTCTGGAGGTTGGGGACTATCTACTAATATGCAAGTACCTAACCTAGCAATTTTATTTGAACAGCAAAAAAGAGATGGTGGGAAAATATTAAGTGTAATATATAATGCACAATTTAAACCAGCTGGAATTAATGCAACTACAGTAGAAGAAAAGAAAGAAAAAGAAACTGTTGAATTAGAATTTACTTCATTGCCAGCTATAACGAGTGTTGATGATAAGAACTATTTTTATTACACAGTAGACACAAAGGATAAAAATGTAAGTCAAGAAATGATTGAAAATTGGTATAAAACAGTTCAAGTTCCAAAAAAAACAGTAGAGAATACTCCAGAATCATAAAAAAATAATATAGAGGGTTTCTAAGCCCTCTATATTTAATTAAAGGTGAAAAAATGAGTTATAAAGAAAAAATTATACATGGTTTTGATAATATACATTTATGTAAAATAAACGAAAATTCTGTTCCTGTAAAAATATTAGGTGGAATATCTGTAAGCATAGAATTAAAGCAACCTTATAAAATTATGAAATCTAATGGAAATGAAAATATAATTTTTTATGGAAAAGTAAGTGGAACAGGAAAATTGAATTTATTAGGATTAACAGCAGATGAAGAAGAATTAATCTGGAATTTTAAAAGATATAAAAATGGAATAGTTGTTGAAGATAGTATAAAACCTAACGATTTAAGACTGCTATTTACAAGAAAAAGACGTGATGGAGCAATAATTTATTATTGTATATATAATGTGATTTTTGATATAGATAATATTTTAGCCGAAACAGATGCAGCGAAAAGAAGTAGTAGTAAAAGAGAATTAAATTTTAATGTATTTGCTGATAAAAAATTAAAACTAACATTTTTTTCCATGGATACAAAAAGTGGCGAAAAAGAAATATTAGAGAATTGGTTTAAAGAAATACAAATTCCAGAAAAGGAAAATTAGAGAATATGATAGATGATAAGATAACAATTAAGTTAAATGAAGAAAGTGTTGTGTATGATGCGAGACTAGATATGGGAGCAATAGCAGAAACACAACATTTTTTTAAGCTAAGAAATGATTTTATGACAGTACCAGAAATTTTGAAATGGATTGGTAAAGGCGATTTTATGGTGGTAAATGAATTAATTATACAGTCTATATTAAGGTGTCACAAACAATTGAATAGAGAAGATATAATAACAAATTTAAAGTTTAGAGAAATGCCAAAAATACATGAATATTTAAATTTGTTACTTGAGAAAGCTATGCCAGCAAAAGAAAAAAATAATGGTGAAGATGAAATTGAGGATATAGAAGAAAAACAAGATGATTGAGACTTTGAGTACTTAGAATATTTGTGGACTACAGTATTAAAAAGACCGGTTCGAGATTTTTTAAAAACTACACCAAAAAAATTATTTTCACAACTTGATGCACATGGAAAATTCAAAGGTGTAGATAAAGAAAAAAAGAATGTTGAGATTGTTAATTCTACAGAATTTATGTAAAAAAGGTGGTGGTTAAATGTCAGAGGAGATAGAGAAACTGTCGGTCACGTTAGCATTAGAAGCAAATAACTTTACTAAACAAATCAGTGCAATAAATAAAGAAATAGGTAATTTAGATAGAGAATTTAAAACAGCAGCACAAGGTAATAAACAATTTGAAAATAGTTTTGTTGGTCTTGGTGCTAAGATGCAAAAGCTTACAAAACAGATTGATTTGTATAATAAAAAGTTAGAGAGTCAAAAAAATCAGTATAAAAGTTTGCAATCTACTTTAACCACACAAAAAGCCAAGCTGGATAGTTTAGAAAGTACACTAGGTAAAAATTCTAATGAATGGAAAAAACAAGCTCAACTTGTACAAAAAAACGCTGAAAAGTTAAGTAGATTAGGAAGTAATATAAACCAAACTAAAAGTACGATTAGTAGACTTAGAACAGAATTAACACAAACAGGTCAAAAATTTCAAGAACTTGGAAATAAAACATTAACTATTGACCAAAAATTGAGTAGATTGAATAGTCAAGCGAGATTAACAGAATCAGAGTTCGGTAGACTTGGGGCAGAGCTTGCACAAAGTGGGTCATATTTTCAAAGACTTGGAAATGAAATGAATCAGCTGGGAAGTAAAATACAATCAAATAAAGCTAGATTAGCAATATATCAAGCTGAATTTAACAAATTAAATAATGAGTTAAATCAAAATAAACAAAAACATGCACAACTTGGTGCTGAGATTAGGAAAACTGAAAGTATTTTAAGCCAAGTAGCAGCGTATTATGGTAAAAATTCACATGAAGCACAACAACTCACACAAGAATTATATAGATTAAAAGATGCTTATAATAAACAAGAAATAGAAATAAAACAAGCTGAAACTGCTTTGAATGGTTATCAAGCAGAACTCAATCAGACTAGTGCAAATATAACAAGATTATCAGCACAACTTAGACAAATGCCTTTCACAACGTTAAGCCGTTCGTTACTAACGGCTGGACAAAACTTGAAAAGCGTTGGAATGAGTTTAGGTATGTATGTATCAATGCCACTCGGGATGCTTGGAATAGCAGCAGCGAAAGCAGGAGTTAATTTTGATACTTCTATGAGTAAGTTACAAGCAACAGCAGGAATTGCAGACAAAAGTAGTGTGTCATTTCAAAAACTACAGGATAAGGCACAAGACCTTGGAGCTAGAACTTCATTTTCAGCAGCACAAGCAGCAGATGGTTTAACATATTTGGCACTTGCAGGATGGGATGTAGAAACATCTTTATCAAGAATAGAGCCAGTTTTACGTGCAGCAGAAGCAGGAGGAATGGACTTAGCTTTATGCTCAGACTTGGTTACAGATAGTATGTCATCAGCAGGAATTGCAAGTCAAGATTTTACTAAATATTTAGATATAACAGCACAAGCACAAAGAAAATCTAATACTAATATGCAACAAATGCTAGAAGCATATGTAACAGCAGGAGGAATGTTTAAAAACTTAAATATGCCACTTGAACAATCGGGGGCATTAATTGGTATATTAGCGAATAGAGGAACAAAAGCAAGTGAAGCTGGAAATGCATTAATAAGTGTTTTTAGCAATATAATTGGTGAAAATGGAAGAGCAGGAAAAGCGTTAGATGCATTAAATATATCACTGTTTGATTCACAAGGAAAACAGAAGGATACTGTTGCAGTTTTGAAAGAAATGAGTAACGCATTAGGTGTAACTTCTGATTCTACAACAAAGTTAACAGAAGAAGAGCGAGCAAGATTTGCAACAATGATTGGTGGGAAAACGCAATATGATACATTGATGAAGTTGCTGGCAGGTGTAAATGATGAATATGACGATTTAGAAAAAAGTTTGAAAAATTCTAAAGGTGCATTGATGGAAGTTGCTACAACCATGAAAGACAATTTAGGTGGTTCAATTATAAATATGAAATCAGCTTTAGAAGGTGCTGGAATAAAAGCATTTAAAGCAATGGAACCCGTTCTTGCAAGTCTTATACAAAAAATTACTGAGCTAGCTAATTGGTTTACTAATCTTGGAGAATCTTCGCAACAAAACATAGTCAAAATGGCAGCTATAGCTGTAGCACTTGCACCTGTTTTAATGATTTTTGGTCAACTTATAATTGTTAGTAGTCATTTAACTAATCTGATGGGGAACATTAAGGCAGCTACAACAGTGTTAGGAGCTAGTGGTTTTGGGAAATTAGCAGCAAAGGTTGGAGCTTTAATTCCAAAATTATTTACGCTACAAGGTGCTTTTGCACTGTTAGCAGCAGGTGGTATTGTGTTAGCTACAAAAGCCTTACATGACTATAGTGTTGCAGATGCTAAAGCATATGAACAAAGAAAAAAGAATATTGAAACATTAGATAGAGAAAAGAAAAGCTATGAAGAATCACGACAAAAAATTGGATATATAGCTCAAGAGTATGACAAGTTAAAAGGCAAATCGAAATTAAGTTCAGAAGAAGCTGAAAGGTTAAAAACATTAACTAAAGAAATTGCTGAGATAATGCCAGAATTAGTATCTGGATATGATGAGGAAGGCAATCCGATTTTAAAAATGAAGGGTTCAGCTACAGAGTTATGTTCTGAACTAGATAGAGCAATAGAGAAAAAAGAACGTCTTATAAATTTTGATAAAATGGATAATGCAGAAATTGCTGTCGATAAGCAGTCTGGTAAAAGAGACAAGGATGGTAATAAACTTACAGGGAAGGCAGCAGATTCATACCAAACAGATAGCGAAAAAATTATAACTACACAAAAAAAGTACAATGATGATATTGCAAAGTTAGAAAAAGATGGTGTAATTTTACGTGGTAAAATAAGAAATTCAGAAGGCAAAGACAGAGAAAAATATATACAAAAATATAATGAACATTTAAGAAAAAGAGAAAAATTAACACAAGATGCACAAAAAGAGAATGAAAGAAGTTTAGAAGAAGCTAAGAAAGTAGCACAAGAAGTTGGAGAAGGTGTATTTGCTACTGTAAAGTCTAGTAGTAGTTTTAAGTCTAGCGAAAATAATGATGCTAAAAAACAGTTTGATGACCTAAAAGGTATTTTAGATTTTAGTGGAATAAAGACACAAGAACAATTATCTAATGCAGAAAATGCTATGAATAAATTATTTAAATCAGCATCAGCTGGGAAAATAAATTTATCTGATGTTAAAAAAGAAATTGAAGGAGCTAATAATGCATTAGCTAAAGATGGAAATTTAAATTCTTATAATAAAAAAATGCAAGATTTGGCTAAAACTATTGCTGATAAAACAGGAACACAATCTAGTGATTGGGTAAGTTTGCTAACAACTTTAGATAAAGAGTTTTTAAAAACTAGTGATTCAACAGATGTTTTTCTTAAAAAGTTCAATAGAACCAGACAGCAATTAGAAGCTGGTGACAGTTTGGCTGTTGCAGTGCAACAACAATATGAAGCATTAAATGCTGCTCTTGAAGGTCTACAGATAACAGGAAAAGAAGAGGTAGACATACAGACTGTTATTGATTTTACTAATGACCAAAACATACCAGAAGATGTTAGAAATTTTGTAAGTGGTTTAATAAGAAAAGATGCAAATGGAAATATAACTAATTCGGAAGAAGTTATAAAATTTACAGCGGATTTATTGTTTGAACTACAACAAGAAAATCCTAATTTTGATAATTTGCAAGCAGAAGCTGATAAACTGTTTGGAAAAAATAAAGTAAAAGTAACAGAAGATTTAGAAATCACAGAAGGTGAAATTGACACATCTAATGTAAAAACAGATGATGTGGAACAAAAAATAAAAGATAAATTTGCACAAGATAAAGTATCGGCTAAAATTAATGTTGCAATTGAAAATGGAGATATAAATTCTGATAAAGTTAAACTAGTTGAAGAAATATTTGATAAAATACCAGAAGATGTTAGAACGAAATTTATATTAGATAATACAGAAGCGATTAATAAAGCAAAAAATTATGATGATATAATTAAATATTTAAAAGAAAATCCAGAAATTGCACAAAAATATAATATTAATGTAGAAGGATTAGAGAAAACCAAAGAAATTAATGAAGAAACTGATAAAATTAATAAAAAGAAAGCTGAACCAGAAGTAAAAGTAAAAAATGCAGGTGAAAGCAAAAAGGAATTAGAAGATGTAGAAAAAGAAGCTGATAAGGTTGACAAGAAAAAACCAGAACCAGAGGTAAAAGTAAAAAATGCAGGTGAAAGCAAAAAGGAATTAGAAGATGTAGGAAAAGAAACTGATAAAATTGATAAAAAGAAAGCTGAACCAGAAATAACTACAAAAGGGGTCGAAGGTACAGCTGAACAACTGAATCAATTAGCGACTAAAGCAAAAGAAGTAGGGAACGGTAAATATGAAATAAGTATAACAGCCAAGACAGCACAAGCAGCTAAAAATGTAAGTGGGTTAATAACAAAGATAAATCAATTTAGTAAAGTAAATGTTAAACAATTAGTATTTAAAACAGAAACAGCACAAGCAGCTAAAAATGTAACTGGTTTAGATAAAAAAGTAGCTAGTTACAAAAGTAAATATGGTGGAAAAACTATAACAACAACATTTAGAGCAGAAACAGCACAAGCAGCTAAAAATATTTCTGGATTAATGCGTAAGATAGATTCGTATAAGGCGAATTATGCAAGGTCATTTACAACATCAATGACAGCAAATGTACAAGTTAATAAGAATGTTACAACAACAGAAAAAACAGAAAAAACTGAGGCTGGAAAACCGGCATCATTACCAATAGAAAAAGCGATACCTGCACCTGCATTATTAAATGATTCGCCAATGCCAGCTACAAGAGAAAATATAATACCTCAATTGAGGGGATTTACTAATTCAACAATTGCAATAACTGGGAAAGATATAGCAGAAGCATTAAAATATGATGTTAATTTATTGCAAGAATTAGAAAATAGACTACAAAAAATAAATAATGAATTAACTAGACTAGATAAGTTAGCAGAAAATGCAACGGATGCAGATAAAATAAAATATCTACAAAAACAAAATGAATTGTACAAAGAGCAGGCAGAGGTACAAAAAGATTTAGAAGATAAATTAATAAGACAAAAAAATTATTATAAATCTGCACTTGAACAAAAAGGACTAAAATTTAATAGTGACGGAAATTCAACAAATTATGAAGAGGAAATATTAAAGAAAAAGAAAATAGTTGCAGACTTAGAAGAAAAAGCTGAAAAAGCAAAAGATAAGAATAGTGATTCATTGCAAAAAAAAGCTGAAAAAGAAAAGAATAGTCTGGAAGAAATACAAAAACTTTATGATGAATATATAAAAGTTACTTTAACTAGTTTACCAGAATGTACGGAAAAATGGAATGAACTTAATCAAAAGATTAAAGAGAATGAACAAAGTATAAAAAATGTAAAAAGAGAGCAAGAAAAATTATTCATGGAATCGACATGGACATCTATGTACAAAGATGTTCAGCAAGTGAAAAATGAATTAGATATGTTAGATGTAAAATTAAAAAATGCATCTACAGAAGAAAAAGAAGAAATAATTAAGAAAAAAATAGAGTTACAAAAAAAGTATAATAAAGAATTAACTGAAACAACTGAGTATATGAAACAAGTCCAGAATCAGCTTAAAGGTAAATTGCAAAAATTAGGATTTGAATTTAGGGATAATGGAGATATTTCTAATTATATACAACAATTACAAAAGTTGAAAGAAGAAAACAAAGATTTTGAAGAAGCGGAAGAACTTGCAAAAGGATATTTAGATTTATTATTAGAAAAAATACCATCTGCACAACGAGAGCTTGAAGGAATAACTGGAGCAATAGCAGATTTAAAAGAAGAACAAAAAAAGCTATATGAAGAACAATTAAACACTATCACAGATGTAGAAAAAGAAATAACAGACATATATAAAAAGCAGGTTGAAGAAAGAAAAAAATTAATTGATGAAGAATTAAAGAAAAGAACAGATGCTCTTAATAAAGAGAAAAAAGCTTATAATGATGCAAGAGAAGAAATGAATTATAAGAATGATGAAAAAGAGCAAAAAGATGCTATTGCAAAAATAGAAAAAGACTTAGAAAAAGCTAGAAAAGATACAAGTTTGTCTGGTCAAAAAAGAGTACAAGATTTAGAAAAAAAATTGCAAGAAGAGCAGAAAAAGCTAGAAAAATTAGTGCAAGATAATCTTGATAAACAAGTAAATAATATGTTTGACAAAGAAAGTGAAAGATTAGAAAATGAAGCAGAAGAAACAGTCAAAAATCTTGAAGAAAAATTTTCTGATACAAAGCTTGCGGAGATAGTAAAAAAGGTATTGGATAGTGGAATTTTTACGGATATAGATGGTAATGTAAAAGATTTACAGGATACCATGATTGAATTTATAAACAAATACCAAGATGGTCTAACTATCGCAGGTGATAAAATAAAAACTGAATGGCTAGACAAACTGGATGAAGCTCTTGAAAAAATGGAAAATATAGCAGAAATAAATGAAAAATTAGGAGTAAAAGAATTTAATACAAATTTAAAATCTTTAGACTATAATTCTCAAAGATATAGTCAACCGACTAGTCGCATGCTAAACAATAATACTACTAATAATAATCAAATTATTTTTAATCCTAGTAAACCGCTGATTGTGATAGAAAATGCTACAAAAGATTCCATACCAGATTTACAAAAAATTATTGATAAAACTGTAAAGGAAGCACTAAATGATTTTGCAAAAGAAATTGTTAAATAAAAAAGGAGATAAAAATTGTTTATTTCAGAAAAATTTATTTTAAATAAAAGAACTAGTGATTCAATGAGTGTAATTTTGATTACAGAATCAAATAATGACATATTCAGTGATTATGGATTTGTGTACTCTGAAACAATAGAAAAAGTAAAAAGTTATAATGATAATCCAACTTTTTTTAAAGGGGAAAAAGATACTAATGAAATAGTATTAAAAATATGTTTAGTAGATGGAAATTATGTTCCCAAAAGGTGGTCTGATTATGATATAGAAGAAATCTACACATGGATTAAAACAGATGATTTTGTAGAATTTATCAGTGAAGATAATGTTGAACTTACTTATTATGTAAGAGTAACTAAAATAACAAAGAAATTTACTGATAATATGGAAGGTTATCTTGAAGTTACATTCCAGCCATTTACAAATTTTGCTTATAAATCAGATGTTAAATCAATTACAATAAAAGAAAATATTGAAAGAAAAATAATTATAAATAATAAAAGTAATATGCAAGAAGATTATATGCCTATATTTGAAATAACTAATCTAGGGGATGAATCTACTGTAAATATAATAAAAAATACTAGTATAGAAGATGGACAATTTGAAATTGCAGGGATAGAAAAAAATGAAAAAGTAACAATAGATAATTTATATTGTACAGTAATTAATACAGAAGGTAAAAGTAGATTTGAAAAATGTAATAGAAATTGGTTAAGATTAAAAATAGGAGAAAATAAATTAAAAATTATAGGTAATTGTAAACTAACAATAAAGTCAAAATATCCTGTTTTAACTTAATCAATAATGAGGTGATACTTATTTTAAGAGAGAAAATTAATTTAAAAGAAATTAAAAAAGATTATAATATAACACTACATAAAGTTAATAAAAATATAATTGGACAAATACCAAGATATTGTTTAAATTCTCTGACTAGGAAAATTGATGGTATTGACGAGTTAGAATTTACAATATCAAAATATGTTTTTGATAGAGATACATTGAAAAGAAAAATAAATATTATATATGATATGACTAAAAACGAAAGATTTATATGTATTAATAATAAAGAGTATTTTGTTATAAAAGAAATAAAAGAAGATAATTATAAAAGTAAAGTAGTTAAAGCATATTCAAGAGAAATTAAATTATCAAAAGTAGATATAAACATAGAAAATATAAATATACAGCTATTTACAGCAGAGGAAGAAAACGAAATATTTTCATTGAATGATTACATGAAAAATGAAACAGGATGGCAGCTAGGTCATGTAGATGAAGATATAGCATATGATGTATTAGAAGGTGGAAGTAAACAAGAAAAAATCAGATGGCAAGAAAGTGTAAGCACGAATTGGTATGACTTTATTACAAAAAATATAAAAGAAGAATTTAATTGTGTTATTGAATTTGATACCTTCAATAAACTAGTTAATTTATATAATATAGATAGTTTTGGAGATGAAGTAAAAATAACATTAACAGAAGATAATTACATAAAATCTATTGAAAAAACTTTGAATACAAATGATATAGTAACAAGATTGAAACTTGAAGGAAATGAAGAAATGGACATAATAGATGCTACTGAAACAGGGTATCCCTACATTGAAAATTATTCTTACTTTATAGAAAATGGAGAAATGAGTTCAGAACTAATGGAAGCAATAAATGTATATGAAGAAATGGTAAAAAAAAGAAAAGTACAATGGAGAGAATTAGCAGATTTAAAAAGTAGTAAAAGCAATGAATTGACAGATAAAAAAAATGAATTACAACTTGTTTATGCATTTATAACAGGTTTACAAGGTGAAAAGAGAGCATATGAAGCATCAAAAGATGATATTAATTTAGCTAGAATTATAGCAGAGATAACTAAAAAAAATGATGAAAAAGTAATACTAGAAGTTGCTGTAAGAAATTTAGAAGAAGAAATTGAAAATCTAAGAAAAAGTATAGATAATGTAAATTTACTTTGTAAGCGTGAAACTGCAACAGATGAAGATGGGAAATTAATATTTAATGATGAATTATTAGAAGAGCTGAAAGAGTTTGTGTATTATGATACATATACTAATTCAGCTTTTATTAAAGTTGAAGATTTAATAAAAGCTGGTGAAAGAATTTTAGAATTAAAATGTAAGCCAACAAGTGAATGGTCGATAGATATAATAAATTTTTTAGAAAGAATTTTAGATAATGGCAGGCAACATTGGGATGGCATATTAGGACTTGGTGATGTAATAGAACTTTATAGTTATAAAGAGAGTATAAAAAAACTAATATATTTTGTGGGATATTCACAAAAATTTAATCCTAGCAGTTTAACAATAGAATTATCAAATAAAAAATTGAAAAATGATGATATAAAAACTATCTCAGACTATTTGAAAATGGCAAAAGAGTCACTTCAAGTTTTAGAGTCTAAAAAATACTTATTGATACAACAGAAATATAATAAAATAAGAAAAAATAGAAATATCTAAAAAGGGGTGAAAATTATTGGCTGTATTAGATAATAGCCCTACTTTTTCATATATTCGTGCAACTGGGATAATAGTACATTACTATGATGAAGTTTACAATGTTACAGAAAAATATTCTTGCATGAAATACATCTACTGGAATAGAAAGAACCCTTATCAATTAGAAGATTCAAATATTTTATTTGATAATTCGGATGAAAAATTTCTTGTAATAACTAATACAAATGGTATGCATAATATAGTTCCACAAAGTGAAGATTCAAATTTCAGTATATCTTTTGATGGGGATTCTATAAAGTCTATTGAAAAACACATTTATGGATTATATGAAAAAAATGAGGAAAATGACAAAAGATTTGTTTCTATAGAAACGGATATAACAGGAGTAAAAACGACAATAGGAGATTTAAAAGAAGAAGATACAAAGATAAAAGAAAATATAACAAAATTAGAGTTAAAATCTGATGAAATAGACGCTAGTGTTAAAAGTGTTAGAAAAGATTTTACAGATAATAAAGAAATAAATGAACTAAGAGAAAATGTTAATAAAAATATCATAGAATTAAATGCAGCAATTGGCTTGTATAGCTCTAAGATAACAGAATATTTCAAGGATGATAAAGTAACTAATGAAGAAAAAACAGAAATAAATATTCAAAATACTATTATTGATGATAAGAAAAAATTGCTATACGTGCAAATTGAAAAAGTAATTTTAATATGTGATAAAAATGTTGATACAACTGGAAAATTAAATATAAATAATGCTAAAAATGCTTTAAATGAAGCTCATGATAATTTGAAAACTGCAATAAATTCAGCGATAGCAGATGGTGTCGCAACTCCTAGTGATAAGGTTTTAGTTATAAATGCTTTTTCTAAATATAATGTAAAAATAAATGAATTAAAAAATGTTATTGATAATATAATTTTACTTGGTGCAGGTGGAAGTATATCAGAAGAATTAGCGAATTTTAATATGAAATCTAATCAAATTACTATGAGTGTACAAGAAACAGAAAAAAATATAAAATCTGAAATCAAAATATTGTCTGATGAAATAGCATTAAAAGTTAGTAAAGGAGAATTTAGTTCTTTAATAGAACAAAAATATGATAGCGTAAGAATAGCTTTTAATAAAATAAGTTCAGCTTCTGTAACAATTGATTACAGTGGAATAACAATTTTGAATGGCTCTATAGCATGTGACTGCTTAACAACTCCAAGAGGTCATGACCCTATTATTCGTCTGTTTGAAGATAGCAGTGCAACTATATGTTTAGATGCACAAGAAAGCAATGGGGCTGTAAAAGGAAGTGCAGTAAGATTAAAATATAATGAAAACTATTTATTTATAAACAGATATGGAGCAAACATATTTGTTGATGGAGAGGTAAGGTTACAAGTAAAACAAGATGATGCTTTTATAAAAACTGGAAATGCAAGATTTTGTTTTACTAATGACCCATATTCATTCTTCCCAGACCAAAGCCGAACCGATTTAGGGCAAAGCTATAACACATGGAGAAATGTTTACTGCGATACATTAAGGTGTGATGATGTTAGAAGTACATCGGATAACAGGTTCAAGGAAAATATTAATTATATAAGTATGACAAAAAGAAGGTCTTTCTCAATGAATATAGAAACACCTTTTTTAAATTTTTTAACAGATGATTTAAAAATAGCTACATTTAATTATAAAAATTTTAGTGAAGAAGAAAATAATCAGCAAATCGGATTTATAGCAAATGATATAAAAGATACAGAAGTTGGAAAAATGTTTGTTTATGATTATAACGATGAAGGGCTAAAATTTAGTGTATCTGGATATACAACTATTATAGCAGCAGCGTTAAAAGAAGAAGTGTTGAAAAGAGAAGAATTAGAAAATAAAATAAAAGAATTAGAAAAAAATATAGGATTACAAAGTAAAGGAGAATAAAAAATGGATGTAGATTTTAAAATTCTGTATGAGAATGTACAAGAAGAATTGAATAAGAGTATGTCTAATATGTTGCTCTATAAGAGTATAGCAATGCAAAAAGATATAGAAATAAAAGACAAAGATAAAAAAATAAAAGAATTAGAAGAAAATATTATATCGCTTAAAAAACTATCTGAAAATGTAGAGGGTGTTGAACAATGCGAAACAGAGACTATGAAGTAAAACAATATTTTTTAGAAATAGATTTTTCAGAGTACGAAAATAGAAAAAATGTAGTGAAAAAAATGATATACAGTGAAAATGACATTAATACAGCATTTATTAATGTACAGCTAAAAAACAATGGAAAAATTATGGATTTAAGTAACTATGATGTTATAGCAAATATTTGGAAGAATACAGGTAATAAGGTAGATGCTCAATGTAATATATTAAATGCAAAAGATGGAGAAGTAGAAGTTCCACTTACCAGAGAAGCTTTAAAGGGTGCAGGTATAAACCCGTTCACAATTATGGCTATAAATAGTGAGGGGTCTTTAGAATCTCCAAGATTTTATTATAGAGTAGAAGAAGGGCTTGTAAATGATGATGATATTGAAAATGCAGATGAATTTGGTGTTTTAGTATTATTAATAAGTCAAGTCAAAGAAGTCTTAAAAGACAATGATATTCTAGTTACTAGAGTTGAAAATTTAGAAAATTTGATAGAAGAACAGGAAGAAATAAGAGAAGCTAATGAACTGGTAAGAAAAGAAAATGAAGAAGTAAGAAAAACAAGCGAAGAAACAAGAGAAGCTAATGAACTAGTAAGAAAAGAAAATGAAGAAGTAAGAAAAACACAAGAAATAGATAGGCAAGATTCTATAAAAAGAATGGAAAAAGAATTAATTGATAAAACTGATGAAAAATTTAATGAGGTTGATATAACGCTAGATAATAAATTAAAAGAACAACAAAAACAAATTGATGATAAAATAGTTGAAACTAATAATAAGATAAATGAAGTAGATACTAAAATAGCTGAAGTTGACAACAAGATTGTTGAAGTGAATACTGCTAAAACAGATATGACGACAACTGTATCTAATAAATTAACTGAATTTGAACAAAGATTTGAAGAGTTGGAAAGTACAAATACAACAGGAGAAATAATACAAACAAGAGAAGCTTACGATGGAACTCAAAAAAATACATTGCAAGAAAGATTTACATATGATTTTGATAAAGTATATGAAAAAATAGCTGAAATGAGTTCGGCTGCAACTAATATAGCTTTTAGTAAATCTTATTCTGAATCTGATTGGATTGCTGATGAAGAATACTTTAAACTTATAGTTAATCATAACTTAGTCACAGAAAATATATATGTAGCAATACTTAATGAAGCAATTAAAAAGAGTATGACTAATTCTTATACTATCATAGATAATAATACAATAGAAATATTTAATGAATTAGCCATAAATGTAAAAGTGACTGTTGTAAATGGTAATACCAATAAAGAAGTCACACCATTTACAATAAATGATAATATAACAACACTAAATAGTGCGTATTCTAGTGTTAAAACAGATGCAAAAATTGATGATAAGGCATCTGAAAGTTTAGAAAAAATAAACGAAAATAAAGCAAATATAGCTTCTAATTTAGAAAAGATAAACTTGATACAAACTAAAATAGGTTCAAGTGAGTTAAATACAGTATCTAAAAATATATCTGATGCAGTAAATGAATTAGATGCTAGTGTAAAAATTTTACAAGAGGGTGGAAATGTAAAAGAGCAAATAGACTCTTTAAAATCTAAATATGATACTTTGTCTAATAAAGTTTTAGATATAGCTATTTATTTAGAGCTTGAGTCTGGGAGTAGTGCGGACGAAGTTGGTCATTGGTTTGATAGTTTATCTGATGATAAAGGAATTTTATCTATTGATGAAAGCTTAAAGTTAGATACTAAAAATAGAAAAATTCAAGGGGATGCTGGTAGCGTTACATTCAAGAGAATAGCTATCCCTTTTCAGTGTAACAAATTAAGATATATACACGAATTAAATGATAATTATATAGAAACTATATGTGAAAATAAAATAGCTATTGGAATGACCACAATAGATTTAGATAAGTATTCATATGAAATTAAATAAATAGAGGTGAAACAATATTGAAAGAAAATAAATTAATACAACGAGGCAGATACTTTGATACTAACTATAATGTTGAGGATTTTGAACCAGAAATTGATAAATATGACTTTGAAAAAATATTTATTTCAAACTTAATTGAATGTACTTATGGAATAAAGACTGATAAATCAGTATGGGTTACAGGCAATAATCAAATAGTTGGAAAATATCAACCTTCTAACAATAATATTTCTCGTAGGGTTGATACATTACAAAAATTGAGGGGATATCAGATGTAAAACATGTTGCTATTGGAGTTGACCATACCGTAATTTTAAAGAATGATGGAACAATGTTAGGTGTTGGTCGAAATTCAAGTGGAGCATTAGGTCTTGGAGATGATGTTGTAGTAGCAACAACTTTTACTAAATTACCTATAGAAGATGTTGCAAAGGTTGTTGTTGGAAATGGATTTACTATAGCATTAAAATCTAATGGAGAACTGTACTTTACTGGTTATAATGGTAATCAAAAATTTGATAACTTAGAGAACTCAAAAATTTTTGTTAAATCATCAATAACAGATGTAAAAGACATAGATTGTGGTAATAGTTTTACTTTTATATTAAAAAATAATGGAGAATTATATTCACATGGAAACAATACATATGGGCAGTTAGGTCTAGGTGATAATACTCCAAGAACTACCTTTACTAAAGTTAATATAGATAATGTTAAGGAAATATACTGTAATGCATTAAATTCATTTATAATAAAAAATGATAATTCTTTATATGGATGTGGATATAACAGTTCTGGACAATTAGGGCTGGGTGATGTTTCAGAAAGAAATGTATTTACCAACATGGCTTCCAATGTAAAGAAAGTTGTATATGGAATAAATACCACTATCGTTTTGAAAAATGATGATTCTTTATATGGATGCGGTTTAAATTCACAGGGGCAATTAGGTTTAGGAAGTGTACCTAATCCAAGAACATTAATTAAAATTAGTGTAAATAATATAAAAGATATAGCTTGTGGAAATGACCATACTATTATAATTAGAAATGATAACAAGCTTTTATTTTGCGGAACTAATAGAGACTCACAAATTGGAAATCCAAATGTTCTAAGTTATCCTGTAGATGTATTTACAGAATATAAAAGTGCTGAGGTATTAGGATACAATAAATCTATAACTATGAATAATAAAAATTATCTTATAAAGGAAAATGGAGATTATATTTGTTATGGAAATGTAAAAAAAATTATATCTAATGAGGGTTCAACTTATGCATTGCTAGAAAGTGGTGAACTATGGGTATCTGGAAATAATGGAAATGGGCAATTAGGTTTGAATCATAGTACAAGTCAAAATTACTTTACTAAAGTCCCAATAGATAATGTAAGAGATATTATATGTGGTTGGGCGTGTGCTTTTGTAATAAAAAATGATGACACTGTATGGGCTACAGGACTTAATAATTATGGGCAATTAGGAACTGGTAATACTATTTCTCCAAATAAATTTATAAAGATTCCTATAGACAATGTAAAAAAAATTGCATGTGGTTATTCCCATGTATTGATATTAAGAAACGATAACAGTTTATGGGGGGCAGGAAGAGCAATGTATTTGGGAATAGGCAATACTAGTGCTAACCCTATATTGTCTTTTACAAGAGTTCCTGTGGAAGATGTAAAAGATATAGCATGTGGACATGAACATTCTATAATATTGAAAAATGATAATAATTTATTGGGGGCAGGGGCAAATCACAATGGTCAATTAGGTAAAATCTCGAATAGTAATATAGAGAAAGATTTTGCAGAGTTGTCTATAAATAAAATGGTAAAGATAAAAGAAATTTATTGTGGTATGGGTCATACAATAGTATTAACAAATAATGGGGAATTATATGGATGTGGATATAATGGAAATGGTCAATTAGGAAGAAGTGCTTCTACAGATAAATTAGAACAATTCACATTAATAAATACTAACACTTCTCACATTTGTAACAATCATTATAATTCAAACAGTACACTTATAATAGATTCTATTGGAAGATTAGTAGCCACTGGTATAAATAGTCACAACCAATTAGGTATAGAAAATAATAAAACTTCACCTATAACAAGTTTTACCACTACAAATAGTATTCTTGGACAAGGTAACAATAGATATATTGCTGCTGGTGGTGATTGTACATTTTTAGTAAAAACTGATGGGAAAGTATATGCAATAGGAAATAGAGCAGCTGGAAGATTCGGTATAGGTTCAGACAGTGTACCAGCACCTACTTTTACAAGAATTGGTTTTGAATTTAATAGTACCGAGATAGATTATAGTAATGACTTTAAGATAGCAACTACTAATGCAAATGATTACATGAGTGTTTTCCTAAAAAAAAGTAATGGAGAATTGTATGGTGTAGGGAATAATACAAAGGGTCAATTAGGCATAGGGAACGTTTCTGACTGTTATTATTTTTATCCGATAAATGTAAGAAATATAAAAGATATAATATGTGGGGTTAATTATACATTAATACTAAAAAAAGATGGAGAATTATTAGTAAGTGGAGATATTACAAATCAAAAAGCATTAACTAACCAAACTAGATTAACTAGTGAGCCACATACATTTAATCTAGTAAATTCTATAACAAATGTAGAAAAAGTTGTATGTGGTTCAATGTTTATCTTTTTTTTGACCAATGGTGGAAAATGGTATGTGACTGGGGCTAATACATATGGTCAACTAGGACTAGGTGATGAAGTTGCTAGAGATAGTTTTTCAATAGTTAATATGGATAATATAAAAGAAATTGCTTGTGGTGCAACTCATACATTAGCATTAACAAATAATGGAGAATTATATGCCACAGGAAATAATGCAGAGGGGCAATTAGGTCTAGGTGACACAACTAATAGAAATACCTTTGCTAAAATTGATATAAATAATATAAAGAAAGTAATATGTGGAACTTATCACACATTAGCATTAACAAATGATGGAGAATTATATGCTACTGGAAGAAATAAGGAGGGACAATTAGGATTAGGTGACACAACTAATAGAAATACCTTTACTAAAGTTAATGTAGACAATGTAAAGGAAATATCTTGTGGTCTTGACCATAACTTAATATTAACAAAAGATGGAGAATTATATGGATGTGGAAATAATGGACAGGGGCAATTAGGATTAGGTGATAATACTCTAAGAAATACGTTTATTAAAGTTAATATAGATAATGTTAAAGGTATTAATGCAGGTGGTCGTTCATCATATATTTATAAAAATGATGGAAGTGTTTTTTCTACTGGACAAAATACATATGGATTATTAGGTTTAGGTGATGCAACTAATAGAAATACCTTTACTAAGGTTAATATTAAAATTTTTGATTTTGAAAAAATAACAGATTGTGTAGTTAATAATAATTTTAATTTAGTAAATAATAAATTTTTAATCCCTGCAAAAGATACTAAATATCAGCACTATGAAGCTACAGAGGATGATTTTAATTATAAAGAAATACTTGGTTCTCAATATCCTGTTTCTCCTTATGCAAATAATGTTTTAGAGCTACCTTTTAATAATATAAAAGAATTTTGGATGTCTAAAACACATTCTTTAATTATTAATACTGCTGGAGAACTTTATGGATGTGGTAAAAATACTTATGGTCAATTGCTAAATCCTTTAACAACAACTTCTCTATCAGAATTTACAAAATTAGATTTTGAAAATATAAAACAAGCTTCATGTGGAAATGGATTTTCATATTTTGTTAGAAATGATGGATTTTTATTTTCTTGTGGGTTAAATGCTAATTACCAACTAGGTTTAGGTCATAATGATGTTGTTTCTGAGCCTCAAATGGTTACAACTATATCTAATGTTAAGAAAGTAATGTGTGATAATAATTTTACCTTAGCATTATTAAATAATAATGAATTATATGCACAAGGGTATAATAGATTTGGAAATTTTGGGCTAGGTGAAGATAAGAAAGATGCTATAATCCCTTTATTTACTAAAATAGCAACAAATATAGAAGATGTAGAAATAGGCAGTAATTATATTTTACTAAGAAAACTTGATAAGAGTGTTTATATAAGTGGTAGAATAAGAGATTGTTATAATATAGAAGGAAATAATACATGTATATTTAATAAAATTCAAACACAAAGTAGTATCTATGATGAAAATTTAGTATGGATTAATCCTATAAATGATGAATCTGTATCTTTAATTTATAAGGTAAACTCTGAAAATTCTACTATAGAAATTACTGAAAAAACAATATCTGGATTTAAAGTAAAAATAAATGATGAAGGTAATGAAATTATAAAAATAGAAATGTATATAAACAATGAACTAATTACAACTATGACAGAATTTACAAATAAATATTCTCAGTTCACAATTCCAGTAGATAAGTTAGTTCTTGGTAAAAATAACATTATATTTAAAGGATATGATAAATTTAATGGGAATGTATATACTTCTGCAATAATAAATAAAGAAACTAATGCCATGTCTGTATCCGAAAATTCAAGTTTACTAATAAATGGAAAAAGATATACTGTTAAATCTTTTTCTGAATCTAATGGAAAAATAACAGTAAATTTAGATAGGGAATTAGAAGGAGATATAAATATAGGAGATATAATATATCAATTAATTAATAATTTGAAAGTTCAAATAAAAACTAATAACACTGGTATGCATAAAGATGCTAAATTATTAGAAATGAAAAAAGTTGATACAGGTTATCAAGAAATATATGAATTCGCAGAAAATGGTATGAAAGAAGTAGAGCCTAAAATTATTGTAGATGGTAATGAAAATACAGTATTAAAAAGACCATCAATATTATTTTCTATAGATGAAGAAACACTTTAAGAGGTGATTAAATTAATGAATGTAAATGTAAATGAAGATAAAATTATGAAGTTAAAAGAAAAAAAGAAAATAAATACAAGTCAAACAATGCAAAATGATGACATAACAGATTTAATGTTAGCGACTGCTGAAATATGCGAAATGGTATTAAATAGCCAACAAACATCTACTATGTCATTAAAAAATATAAAATTTGAAGGAGGAAGTAGTATGGCAGCAATTTATACAGGATTAATAGAAAGAGGTTTAAAAACAATTGACCAAGTACCTGTAAAATACAGAGAAGAAGTTAGAAAAATGTGTGAAGCACTAGAGATTCCATTATCATAGAACTTTAAGAGTTCTTTTTTTATGTTCAAAATAGAGAGTTACATTAGTAGCTCTCTAAATAAAAAGAGGTGATAAATTGTTAAATGAAGATGTAGTAAAAAAATTAAAAAATGTACCTAGCAACACAAATAATGAGATTGAAAAAGTTAATACAAATATAGGAGATACAACACTACTTGAAACAACAGATAAAACAAATATAGTTAGTGCAATTAATGAGGTAAAAACTAGTGTAGATAGTATAGAAACAACAGCAGATAAAACAAGTATAAAAGATACAGATAACTTATTTGAAAGTGATAATGTTGAGGGAGCATTAAAAGAAGTGATGCAAGAAGTAAAAGGTAATAGAAGTAGTATTATATCTAGTATAAATAGCAATCTAATACCAATGTAGAAAGAGAGGTGACAAAGTGAGATATTATGAAAGAACAACAGAAATGAAAAAGAGAAGGGGAATATATTCTGAAACTGATTTGTATGCATATCAACAATCGTTTAGATACACTAATGATGATTGGAATTATGTAGGAACATTTGAACGAAGCAATGCAAAAGATATTTTTATAGAAAAAAACGTTAGTAAATATTTATTAACAAGAAATGTTTATAGAACTAGTTATTCTGATAATAGAAAAGAAACCGTAACAGATTTAGAAATGAAACAAATACTTGATATTACATTTATAAAAGACCCCATAATTAACTTAACTTTAAGTAATATTAGTAAAGGTTGTACTATAGATTATAACATTGTGGACAATGAACCTGCGGAAAAATTTATTGTGACAGAAAAATTAAATAATAAAGTTATAGCAACAAAACCCAATTCTACTGGTGGTAACTATAGCATTGTTTTGACTGATGAACAAATATTAGCACTACAAGTAAACTCTCGAAATAATATCACTATAGAAATTAGTACAGAGAAGGGAGGGCTAGTTACAAGTAAAACATCAACATTTACAAGAACAAATAATAAACCAGTTATTAAAGTTAATTCATATAATTCTAATACTGCAAAATTTATAGCATCTGACTTAGATAATAACTTATCTAAAATAGAATGGTATCTTGATGATGTACTAAAAGATACATTTACTACAGATTTATATCTAGAAAAAACAATAAACTATGAACTTACAGATAATGCAATACACACACTTAAAATAGTAGCTACAGATGCAGAAAATGCAATTGTTGAGAAGGTTTTGAGTATAAGTAAAGAAATAATGCCACTTCAAACTGATGCAACTTTACAAGATATATCATCTAAATTAGTAGAAATTGGAGAAGGATTTAGAAATGGGAAAACAAGTATCATAAATGTATTGGCATTAAAGAATATTGAATCAAGTTTAAATAATACCTTAGTTGAATTGTCAGAGAAAATCAAGGTAGGTTTTGATAGCGGAGACGCTAGTTTACAAGATTTGATGAATCAATTAACACAAGCTAATAATACTATAACACAGTTAAATACTAAGTATAAAGTTGCTAGTGGAATTACTTATCAACTCAATAAACCAAGTTTATCTGCTACTTTTTATAATGGTGGTTATATTACTACCCAAGATTATTGGATTAATGTTAGCAATCTCGGTTTTGTTCCTCATATTTTTATAGCTGAGTGCGATTTTACAAGGAATAGTTATTTAACTAAGAGTTTAGTTTTTGCTAGTTATGGTGTTTTTAGTAAAGATTATGTAATTTCTTCGTATTTTAGACGTCAAACAGATTCAACTTTTTCCTCACATGGTAGCATTTATAATCTTAATGAAAAAGATGTTTATGTTGATGGCAGGGGTGTTCAACTTCCTGCTTTTAATAATTACGATTTTGCATATAAATGGTATGCTATAAAATTTATATAA